AATGGACAGTAACTAAATAATTACGCATATGATTAAACTCTCTCAGATTATCATCCTCAACGTTCCGAAGCGAGAACGTGAGGGCAAATACCTTAAGAAGTTGATAGAGACTAGCACGAAGCCTTATGGCATTCCTGTCAGTATCTCTATGGACCGAGGTAAGGGTCTTTGGGACAATTATTCCCAAGCGTTGACGCAAGAGGTAGCGGAAGGAACCCATCGCATGGTTATTCACGATGACATTACCTTTGACCGCAACATTCTTGCCAAGATTTTACATATTCTCTCTTTTGCTCCCGAAAACAACGTTATCAGTTTCTACAATCCAACAAATGGTGACTATACTGATTGTTACGCAAAGGGCAAGCACGTTATTTCTACAAAGACTAATTTCTGGCTGCAGGCTAGCGTATATCCAAATGACCTAGCCAAGGACTTTGTTGAAACTTCAAACAAGATGACGGATGATCAGACACGTTATGATGATTCGCGCCTTAAGGCATACCTTCAAGCAAAGGGTATCGACCTTTACGCTATCGTTCCCGGTCTGGTTCAGCATTTCGGTGCATACAGAAGCACGTTCAACAATCCAGGCGCCGTAGGTGGCATTCCTAGAAACAGTAAGACCTACGACAACCAGTTTGATGTTGAGTCTGTAGATTGGGAGAGTGAGTTCAAGAATCCTTATTTGGCTAAGTCAAGCAAGGATTGGGTTAAGGAAATCGTAAACAAGGAATTTCTCGATGAATACAAAAAACTCTAAGGAAAATCTAGCCTTGAAATTGGCAAAGGACAATATCGAGGTTGAGCAGGTGAAGCCGTTGCATATTGAATACGTCAAGGTTGATGACATTTATCCGAATGACTATAACCCTAACACGCATGATGCAGACAGCTTCGACCTTCTCATCAAATCGTTGCTCTATTTCGGATTTACTCAGCCTATCGTTGTCAACCGCTCGACGATGCAGATTGTTGACGGAGAGAACAGATACCGCGCCGCCTGCGTCATCGGATATGAGATGGTTCCTGTATGCTTCGTTGACTTCGACGAAGAGAAGTTGAGATATGCAACAATCATGCACAATGCCGCTCGCGGCCACAACAATAATGAAATGATGGGTAGGCTTAAGAATTACCTTGACACCCATTTCAGTAATTCCAGCGACAAGGTATTATTAAACAATAGAAAGAAATGATATTTTACAGTGACAAAAACGTTTATGAGGCAGCTCTTGAAAGATTCAGATACATCTTTCGGGAGTTTTATGGTAAGCGTAAGATTGTCGTGACGATGTCGGGAGGAAAGGACTCTACCGTGGTTCTCAACCTTGCGCACGAGGTTATGAAGGAGATGGGAATTGAAAAGATTCCCGTCCTCTTCCTAGACCAAGAGGCAGAGACTCCAATGACTATCGAGTACATACGATACATCATGCACTTGCCGTGGGTTGAGCCGTATTGGATTCAGTCATACTTCCAGGAATGGAATGCCTCAAAGGGAGAATGGTTCAATGTATGGGGGCCAGGAGAAAAGTGGATTCGTGAGAAGGAACCAGATTCATATGGTGATTTGGAGATTCCGCACAATCAGTATTTCTCCAAGACCCTTGATCAGGTACACAGAATGCTCTTCGGCAAAGACTACCTAACTTTAGGTGGTGTCCGTATCGAGGAGTCGCCGGCACGATTGTCGGGTCTTACTAGAGGTGAGTGCCTTCCAGGTATTACGTGGGGAGGTGGTGGCGGATATTATAAAGACGGCACACCGAGAAGTCTGGTGCTCTACCCTATTTGGGATTGGAAGGTTTATGATGTATGGTATTACATCTTCAGCAACAAGCTTCCGTACTGTAAGCTTTATAACTATCAGTTCACGCAGAAGCCACTCAGAGCGTGCCGAGTAAGTTCCCTCATCCATGAGCAGGCTATCCACGACTTAGGTTTCATTAAGGAAGTGGATCCATGGTTCTACGACAAGTTGGTACGAAGAGTTGCAAACGTCAATACGTCTGTACACGTATTTAACGAAATAGCAACATACTGCTACAATTTGCCACCTTATTTCAAGGATTGGGATGAATACGTTGATTATCTCGCAGACAATCTTTGTGAAGACAAGAAGAATGCGGAGACTATCAAGAAAGGCTACCGTTCTGCCAAGAAGAGGAATGTAGCTAAAGCCGGGCATTGCCAGGAGTGTATTGATTACGTAATACATCAGATTGGTTATACCAGCGCTGTCTGCGTCATTGCGGAAGATTTCGGCATGAAGCGCATTCAGAGTGTAGAGCGTTCTTTGCGTCAGTATTTGAGCGACAATTATGTTAAAATAGAAAAAGCTAATAAGGAATATGAATCTTCAAGAGAACATCAAGAAGGAGTTTGATGCTGCCAAGGATAAGGTGCAGTTTTTGAACGACTTCAGAAAGTATATCAGTTCCTTATCTCCAGAGAAAGTCAACCCTGTAGATTGCGTGCTTTGGGTTGACAAGGATATGGTTGTAGCCAACAACTACAACCCTAACCATGTGGCAGATAAGGAAATGCGTCTTCTCTATACATCCGTGAGGGAAGACGGTTACACAATGCCAATCGTTACCATTTGGGACGAGAAGCTGCAGAAGTATGTAATCATCGACGGTTTCCACAGAAACCTCGTTATCCGCAAGTTTGCGGACATCAATGAGCGATGTGGTGGAAAGCTGCCGATTGTAGTCCTAGACAAGGACATCGACCAACGTATGGCATCAACCGTAAGACACAATCGTGCCCGTGGAAGTCACTCTGTCGATGGAATGGTAAACATCGTTTTCAATATGCTCAGAGATGGTGTGTCTGAGCGTGAGATTTGCGAAAAGGTAGGTCTGGAGCAGAAAGAGCTTGTAAAGCTTAAATTTGTTACCGGTTTTGCCAAGATTTTCAAGAACTATAAGTATAATGCGGCTATCGAAAAGGTTGTCGACGAGAGACGCGTAGCAAGAGAGACAGCCAAGAAGGAGGATAAGAAATGAAAGTAAAGGTAGTTAAACTCAGTGAAATCTTTCCTTACTATGACAACCCTCGTGACAACACGAATGCGGTTGAACCTACTAAGGAGAGTATCAAGCGTTTTGGATACGTTAAGCCTATCCTCGTTGATAAGGCAGGTGTAATCATTGCCGGTCACACAAGATATGTGGCTGCTTACCAGTTGGGCATGGAGTTCGTTCCTGTCGTTTACTCGGATATGGACGACGAAAAGGCAAAGAAGTACCGCATCCTCGATAACAAGCTGGCAGAGAAGTCTTCTTTTGATGAAGACCAGCTTTTGGAGGAATTGCGCAACATGGAGGTTCCTACCGATATGCAGGCATTCTTCTTTGAGGATATCAACCAGATGCTCAACTTCTCTCTCGACAGCATCAACCAGCAGGCAGAAGAGTATGGTGGCTTCCAGGATGACTATTCTCAGGTTGATGATGAGAACTTCGAGGCTCCATCAAATGAAGAGGCTGGCGAAAGCGAGGAAACTTCTTCAGATGAGGAGGAGGAAGACCCTGCCAAGGATTTGTTCGTTCTCAAAGAGCGCGAGGACGGTTCACATTATATGAAGGTCGTTTGCCCATATTGCGGAAATATGGAAACAATAGAAATTGAGGATTAACAGGTATGGAAGAGATTAAGATTAATGACAAGGTAATTGAGTTACCTATTGACAGTATCGTGCCTCATGACGGTTCGCATAAGACTGACGAGACAGCGGTACAGGCAATCATGCAGTCTATCAAGGATTTCGGCATCACTCAGCCTATTTCCGTTGATAAGAACAACGTGATTGTAACCGGTAACGGTGTGTATAAGGCAGCCAAGGCATTGGGAATGGATAAGGTTCCGTGCATCCGTCTTGACTATCTGACTGATGAGCAGATTAAGCAGTATAGAATCGCTGATGACAAGACGTCCGAGTTTGCCACTTGGAACGAGAAGAAGCTTCGCAAGGAGCTCTCCTATCTTGGTGATCCTAACAGCATTCAGTTTGCTTTCGATGAGAGCATTGCCGGTATGCTTGGACTCAATGCTAAGCCAAAGGAACAGAAGCCTGCGGCCGCACCTTCAAAGGCTGAGACTAATCATACGGCTAAGAAGGTCGTAACGGAAGCCCAGAAGGACCAGAAGTTCAAGGAGGAAATGAAGGGCGTTGAGGAGAATATCCAGGTCAAGCCTTCAGAGTATTATGAGTATAATTGTTCCGCTTGCGGTAAACTAGTAAAAGTTAAGAAGCCATGACAGATGAATCATCACAGCCGAAAGTAAAGTCTTTCGTACATAGAATCCCCAATCCTGTTGGAAGACCATACAAGATTAAGTCTTCTCAGGAATTATGGGATAAGTTTGTAGCTTACTGTGATGATGTTGAAAATGACCCTTGGCAGCAAAAGACTGGTAGCAACTCCATTGCAGGCGGCAGCGGCAAATCCACAAATTCCATGAGACAAGAGGTAAGGGTTTTCAGAAGAGCCTATACCCTTGTCGGATTTTGTGCTTTCTGTGGCATTGTTCAGAAATGGGCGGATTTCAAGAGAGGTAATCTTAAGAGACCTGGCTTTGAGCAGGTGATAACACAGATTGAGAATGTCGTGATGGCCCAGCAGATTGATGGAGCCATGCTTCATCAGTTTGATTCCAGCATTGTTGCAAGGCTCAACGGATTGGCAGATAAGCATATTCAAGAAGTAACCGGCAAGGATGGCGAGGACTTCAAGTTCCCTAAGCTGTCCTTGGATGATATTAAAGAATTACAGAAGATAAATGGACTTTGAGAAACAACGTTTTCTTCATAAGCAGTTAGTGGCATCGTCCCTGCTGCAATTCACTACTAAGATGTTCGCCTATACTGCTCGACGTGAGTATGTAATAGGCGAACATCACAGGATTATATGTGATGCGCTCATGGATGTGATAAGGGGAAAGACGAATAAGCTGATTATCAACATCAGCCCTCGTTACGGAAAGACCCTCTTGTGTTCACAGATGTTTATCGCATATGGTCTTGCGCTGAACCCTGCTTCAAAGTTTCTTCATATATCTTATTCCGGAAGTCTCGTCCAGGACAACTCAATGGCAGTCAAGGACACGATAACTTCTACATATTTTCAAACACTATTTCCGAATGTCAAAATCAGAAAGAACGATAACACAAGATCAAAATGGAGCACAACGGCAGGTGGTGGTGAGTATGCTACATCTACCTTGGGTCAGATCACAGGTTTTGGTGCAGGTCAGCCAGACTGGACCGAAGAAGACATAAAGAACATGGATAAGTTTATGGCTACGTTCAACCCCGGTCACTTTTCGGGAGCCATAGTTATCGATGACCCTTTACGACCGGACGATGCTTTGTCCGATAACGTCAGAGAGTCTATCAACAGACGTTTCGAGACAACCATCCGTAACCGTGTAAACTCACGTCATACGCCAATTATCATCGTCATGCAGAGGTTGCACGAGCACGACTTGTGCGGTTACCTTCAAGAGATTGAGCCGAATGAGTGGAAGGTTGTTTCCCTCCCGGTAATACAGACAGACGAGGACGGAAAGGAGCGAGCCTTGTGGCCGTGGAAGCATACGCTGGAGGAGCTGTATAAAATCAAGCATGCCAGCGAGTTCGTATTTGAGACACAGTACATGCAGAACCCTACCCCTATGGAAGGTCTTATGTACCATGCCTTCAGAACATACGATGAGCTGCCGGACAGAAGGTATGCAAGAATGATTGGCAACTACACAGACTCGGCAGATACCGGTTTCGACTTCCTTTGCTCTATATGCTTCGATGCACACGATGACGGCTACTATGTTACCGATGTTCTATACACTAAGCGACCGATGGAATACACGGAACCAGCGCAAGCCAATATGGTTAAGCGCAATCAGACAGACGTGTGTTTCGTTGAAAGTAACAATGGTGGACGCTCTTACGCCCGCAATGTCGAGCGCATAACAAGGGAACACGGAAACAGAATTACCCAGTTCGTAACGTTCACGCAATCGAAGAACAAACAGATTAGAATATTCACTCGTTCCAGCGAGGTAAACAATAAACTAGTCTTCCCTTCTAATTGGGAACAGTTGTGGCCGGAGTTCGCCCACGATATGAAATCCTACAGAAAGGAAGGATATAACGCCCACGATGATGCGCCGGACGCTTGTACGGGCGTCGTAGAAAAGTGCGAGGAGTGGCTTAACAATGCTACCGATGCACAGCTCAGACGTGGCGGTTTCTTGTAATTTCTTTTTAAACCATGTTAGCTAGGCGTTTGCTCGTGAGAGTAGGCGCCTTAACTATTTGAATACCAGCGTATTATAATTTAGTATTTTTAACTAAAATAATCGTTAGTATATTTGCATATATCAGAAAATTTTCGTACCTTTGCATATAGATAAAAGGTAGTAGTTTTGACTATTCAGAGCCTACCTTACAAGTTGAACCAATTAAAATTATAAAGATTATGAACAATTCAGTTGAAACAAAGAAGGAAGAGGTTAGAAAGAACATCAAGAATACACTTGAGTCAGCCAAGATTAAGATTATTAATGTAATTTCAGTTTGTCCTGATTGGGAGGTAGAATATATCGATTTTGGTTTTAAGTCACTTAACGTTTGTTTGAATTTAAAAGGAGTCGAAAGAAACAGAAGCCTGGTGATTCGTTACCAGAAAAAAAATGGCTTCTTCCAGGAAGAGTCTTTCAACACCAATGTGGCAAGCTGTGGAGAATTTGACCTTATTGAGGCGAACGATAATCTTAAGTACTACACAGCGGTTGGCGACATACTCAATCACAAAGACATGGTTTCACTTTTGAAAGAAACTATGGTTTATTTCACAAACAAACTTATTGAGTTGCGTGAAGAATTTGATAAATAAAGAAAGGAGGATTAGTTATGACAAAGCAAGAAGAAATCGATATTCTACAGTCCTTGAAGGGCGATACCTATTTCGCTCAGTTCTTCGGTAGCAAGGACATTGACCAGATGTGTCAGAACATCGATAACGACTTCGCCATTGAGGGAGGATGCGGATTTAGTCAGAAAGCAGAAGCTTTAGAGCGAATTAACGCAGACCTCAAAAAGGAGTTTCAGCAGAAAATCCATGATTTGGGAATGGAGCTTATCAAGGTTCTAGACAAGGGATTTGATGAGGATGCCATCTACCAGTTGGTTGAAGGCGAGGTCGGAATTGATGCTATCATCAAGTTCAAGCGTAAGAACAATCTGGATATTACAGATAAGGAGTTAGATTATATGATATCAAAACTTCCATGATTATGAAGCATATATGTAGTAATTGTATAGCTTCCGAGATATGCTATAGTGAAGGCAAGAAGCCTAATGACACTTGCCTTCATTGGGAATGGAGATATGCAGGTTTATGGTTTGACAATTAAATGTAAGACAATGGGAAAAGAGAAAGTTACAGTAAACGATTTGAAGGTTACACTCTCAGAGCTTGGTGTAACATCTGGCTTGAAGCAGGAAAAGATTATTCAACGCCTGCAGGTCAATGGCTGTTTGATTGCAATGGTAACAGATGTGTTAGATCAGCTCATCAAGGATGAACAGGGCATGTTTAGGCTGTTAAATGTTCAGTACAAGCAAGAGCAGAAGATGCACTATAATCAGATGCAGGATGCAGCTAAGAAGTACTACTTCCATCTGAAACCCTTTAACAAGAGTTTCTTTGGTGACGAGAACATTTGCGACAACCTGGAGGATAACGCAAATGACATCTATGAAATCATCAAGCTTCTTGCGGACCACACTAACGACCACAAGGATATGGAAGTGATTAAGAGAAACCTCAGAAAGAGAAAGTTGAACCATCATATTTTCGATTAAGATTATGGCAGATTATAAAGTAAATGTAGATTTATCGGACTTGTACGATGATATGACAATCAGTGAGCAGAAGAGCTTTCTAGTTGATAAGTTCTGTTCCTTACCAATAGGCTCGATGGAAGAAGTGGTTGGCGAAATGCTAAACAACTTGAACGGACAGCAGGTAGCAAAAGTTATAGAAGACGCTTTCGATAACTTGCATGAGCAAGCCCAGGAGCACGTAATCAACTATGTAAACGAATAAGGCTATGATGTCCGACAAACAATATAGAGTTGCTCGCAAGGGTGTTGTCGAGCAACTTAAATTAGCTCAGAAACTTCATTGCAAGCACATGGAGCAGAAGTATAAAGAGGCTTTGGAGAAGTTAGAGAAACGCTTCTTAAAGCCGGATGCCGTTGGCTGCTTCGATTTGGGCGCAAGGGTATCAAATAGTTATTATCATCTTTAAATGGTTATGATTATGGGAAAGAAAGAATATTCTGTTGTCGAATTTATTCAATATCTCAAAGATAAGCCATATATTAAGCTTTATAAAGCTGCTCGTTTAGCTGAGATTAATATGAGAAGAGAAATGAGAATATTGCGATATTCCCCGTTTTATTTAGATAGAGAATAGATGTATTAAAATAAAGGTTATGGGAACAAAAGTAGAAGTAAAGACTATTCCTTTCCATGGATTATTTATCCATCGTAAGCAGGTTTGGCGGTCACTCGGTAAGCTGAGAGCAGAAAGTCATTCTACGACAGCGCAAAAGGTGTTTATGAACGAGCATAATACTGAGGTATCAACTGAGAATGCTGATTTCATTGATGGCTTGAAAGTCACTCCTTATAATGGTGAGCTGCCAAAAATATCAAAATACGTTGGTAGTATGAGTTACTACCAGTATTGTTTAACGCAAAAATTAGTTTAGTTATGAAAATAGCTGATATTAATGATTTGAAACTAGAGCAATGGATCAGACAGAGAAACTCCGCTCAAATCATGTGGAAAACCAAAGATGGTAGAGAAATACCGATTAAGGATATGTCTGATACTCATCTATCTAGCACGATAAATATGCTAGAAAGAAAATATGATGCAGAAGAACATCTTTACGAGATAGACCCTCTAATGGACTTTGGTGCAAACGAATAACAAATAAAAAGGTAAGTAATATGGAAACAAAAATAAACATAGCGAAAATATTAAAGAATAAGCCAGAAGGTACGAAACTCTGGACTGATATGTTTGGAAGTGTTACGTTATATGTCGTTACTGATGCATGTGATGCTTTTCAAGTTAAGCATCATAATAAAGAGCCATGGTTCGATGAAGACGGTAAATTGTACAAGGAAGGAGTTTTGTGCATCTACCCTAGCAAATCAATGCGTGATTGGGAAAAATTCTCTTGGAAGAAGGGCGATGTATTGGTTAGCAATGATAGTGATAGCCATATAATCTTTAAGGGTTTCTCAAAAGATGATTATACTACATTTGAAGGTAAACACTGGATTAGTGTAAGTAAAAAGAGACATATATCTTGTTTGAATATGCAGAATACACAAAACTATCATATTGAAGATAACAAAGAATTTGCTCAGACCTACATCAACACCATCGAGGAACGCTTGGGTGGTAAGCTCAATCGTGAGACCTTGGAAGTAGAGAAACCTCAGCCTGAGTTCAAGGATGGAGATATAGTGTTTATGAAAGGATTTAAAGGTGGATATTTTGCAAATTGTATTTTCATCTTAAGAAGTGAATATAAAGATGGAGACGAAGGAGCTTATTACTATGCTTTCTATAATGCTGACGATAAATTTACTATAGCTGAATATGGTTACACAAGAGTTCATTATAGTCTTCGTCTAGCAACTGACTCTGAGAAGCAGCAACTCTTTGATGCTCTCGCAAAGAAAGGCAAACGCTGGGATATTGAGAAGAAACAGATTGTTGATTTGAAGCTAAAGTGGACTCCAAAGCCATTCGATAAAGTTGTAGTAAGATGTGGTAAAGCTGATAAATGGTCTATAGATTTCTTTAGTTATAAAGTATCTAATGGGTATATATGTACAGGAGACGCTTGGTTTGGATATTGTCTTCCTTACAATGAAGAGACAGCACATCTACTAGGAACGACTGATGATTGGGAAGGAGGTGAGCAATGAAAGAGCTTAAAGTTGGAGAAAGAATCACTCTTGAAGCAGTTGAGCAAAATGGTTGTAGAGGTTGCTTCTTTGAGGATAATCCAGTATGTATAAAATTTGCATGTTGTGAAGGTGTACGCTCAGATGGAAAATCGGTAATTTTTAAAGAAGTTAAGGAGTAAAGCATATGAAACAGAAGTTAAGAATGATATGGCGAATCCTCCGTGACAGACAGGTTGTAGTAATAACCGAAGACCACGGAAAAATGTACTATAATTGGAGCACTAGAAGTATATCAGACGTACTTCAAATGTGTCACAAGGTATGTGAAATGGCTCTTATGATGGATAATAAAAAGTAAAGCGTATGAATACAAACAGCTATTTACGAATAGAAAATGGATTTGATATATCTAAGATAACTGGGGTTATTCCTCAGAATATTGGAGAAGGATTTCAGTTTAATCTCTCTGGTAAAACATATACGACTATGGGTAGCTATACTAAAGATAAAAAAAGACTCATGAATATCGAAATTAGTTCTTTTTGTGGTCTTTGTGGTGGAGCAATACATTATTACGCAAAATTTTATATTAAAGTAAGCAATGTGTGTGGTAACAGCTCGGTAAGTGGATATTTGGGTGGAATTGAAATTCCAAATGAATATCAAACCATCAAAGGGGAGTTTGTTAGACCACTCACTCAAAAGGAGAAAGATAAGCAACCAGACAGATGGGACTATTGGTATCAAGTAGGGGATTTAGTTAATGCCTTCGAATCTCTTGAAGAGATAGAGAATTTAATTAAAAAACTCAAAAAGAAGTTCTCTTCTAAGGAGTGGAAAGTTGAGATAAGACGCAATTATTAACCGCCCTCGGGCATAATTTTAAAGATATGACAAAAGAAGAATTAAAAGCAAAGGTTGCCAAGCAACAAAGTGTTATCAATGATGCTAACAATCAGATTTGTTCTGATGTGAAGGAGTACATCGAAAGTCTACCATACAAGGTTGGTGACAAAGTGAGCTGCTCCAGATGTGATGTTTGTTGGATTAAAAGCATTGTTCCAGACCGAGGTTATAGAGGCTATAATGGCGAGATTGATGTAAGAATCAACCCTGCTAAAAAAGATGGCACTCGCTCCAATAGAGAGTTTGTACTATGGAGTATGGAAATTGATAGTATCAAAAAGATTAGTTAATCGCTTTTGGGCATAAATAGTAGTAATATGACAGTACAAGAATTAATTGATGAATTATCAAAGGTAGAGGATAAGACTATGGAAGTTTGCTTTCCTTATTCTCATGGAACACAAGAAAACGGAGAGCCTCTAAGTATAGCTGAAGTATCTGTGTACAATGATTGTGTTATAATTTATGATTAACCATCCTGCAAAGGATATAAATAGATAGTAATATGAATACAGAAAAATTAGAAAGAGCAAATATCTTAGCAAAGAGTTTAATTCCTAAAGTAAATGAACTCTTAAATATGTCTCCAAAATCAATGCGTAGTAGTCTTGCTGATGCTATTTGTGGGCTTTCAGAGTGTGATGAAGAGTTTAAAACAAAATTCAAGCAGCTTCTGAATGAAACAAAACAGAGATTTCAGAAAGAGTTTGATGAGATTTAGTAACTAAACATCCTTATAGGATTATAATATAAAGTAATATGGAACAAATTTCATTAGAAGACAAAGTTAGTAATACTTTGAAATGGCTCGCAAATCAAATTGCGTGTATCCAAGTATATAAAAAGTGGGACGAAGAATTTAAAAAGGAAAGTCTCAATAATGCTTGGCAAAAAGTTCAAGAACAATTTAAGAAAGACATTGATTGGAATGCTCTTACGGAAAGTCAGTGTAAGGCTTTACATTTTGGAAGTTGGCAATCCGAAGAAGATATTGAGGAAGAAATTTCTTGTTTACAATCTGAATTAGACAAGGGACACCTTACAAAGGAGGAATTTGATAAGAAGGTTGCCAACGAGAAAAATACTCTTGGACTTCGTTTGATTCCGCTATATCTCTACCCTTCATTGCCTATAGGTATCACCCTAACGTCTATTGGAGGAGAAGAGAGAGTTTTTGATGGCTCAAACATTAGTACTGATATTAGATTTGGATGCCTTGCATGGGGTATTAAGCCGAAAAAAGATTAACTAACAGCCTCTCCATTTTACAGGAGAGGGTAAAAAGAATAGAATATGGCAGAGATTATTTACTTTGGAACAAATGGGTGTTCCGGTCATTATCCTATTGGCATTGACAAAACGCTGACAGGGGCAGAGTATGAGATATGGTACGAATGCGATAATGAAACTTGGATAAATAATATCCGAAAGAATCCTGGTCGCCATCTCATCAAGCATCACGGAGAGGTTTATACTAATTATGGTGTTCCGTTCTCTGTAGATGACGACAGAGGTGGTAGTCATACCGAACTGTTTTGGAAAGGCATTCATACGAAAGAAGAAATCGTCAACTTGATAAAGAACAATCAGTTTTTGGCAAGGCAATTCAAAATGGATGAGGCAATTAAAGCTGTGGCAACAGTTTGTGGTGTCAGGTACAAAGATATTAAATCTGCGATAAACATGGCACAAGTATTCGCAGGTGGTAAAAAGAAGAGAATATGAATGCAGATAAAATAACATTAGCTAGCTATATTGTATATCTCCAAGGTATGTATAGACGATATGGCAATATAAGTATTGCGCAACTAAAGCATATAGAAAGAATCAGAAAAAAGGAGGATAAGCAATGAACAAAGAAAAAATAAAATCAGCTATTGAAAAGACTATTCATTATATGAATGGTAACTATTATTCAAAATTTGAAGAAAAAATGATTGTTGGTTACTTGGAAGGAGCACTTAAAGAGTTGGAGGACTAAATTATGGACAGAAAACAAGCAAAAGAATTTTGTCCTTTCTTGCAAGCTTTTGCAAAAGGAGAGGCAATTGAGTGTAGGACAAAACCGAGTGCCGTAAAAGGCTCAGACATTCCGAATGATTGGACGGAAATGACAGAGATTGAGTTTTGGAATAATACAGAGTACCGAATTAAGCCAGAGCCAAAGTACCGCCCATTCGAAAATGCAAAAGAATGCTGGGCAGAAATGCTCAAGCACCAGCCTTTTGGGTGGGTAGTTGGTAGAAGGGATGGAGTTATGCATCTTATCCGATGTTTAGAATATGTATCAGTATATACTTCAATACAGTATTCATTTAAAGATGCTTTTGATAAGTTTGCATTTGCTGACCTCATTCCTTTTGGCGTAAAAGTGGAGGAGGAATAAGTTATGGCATGGGTAGCAACTAATGGAAATGGTAAGGAATTTCTTTTTGAAAAGAAACCATACAGAAGTGGAGCTGGAGAATATGGATATTGGAATCCTACATATTCTGGTATCGGTGGTTGTGTTCTTATACCTCATGGAAGTATCAAGAAGCTCATCGGAAGAGAGTTATCTTGGAGCGATGAGCCAGTCGAACTTAAAGAAGAATAGCTTATGTATAGACCGATTACAATGTATCAGATTGTTTGCGATAGATGCGGAGAAGTATTTGAAGGTACAGATACTTGCTCTGCACTATTCCACGACAAAAGTACTGATATTGAAGACTTCTCAAACTGGAAGATGATTGATGGTAAACACTATTGTCCTGTGTGCGATGGGGTGAGGTCATTAATAGAGTGTATACATTTAAAGAAAAAATAGTTATGGCAACCTATAGAATAGTAGATATGTATCGTAAAAGCAAGGCTGTTAATGGCATACATTACGATTCTGAGGATAATCAAATCCTTGCTTATCGTGTAGATAAAAGACATTCATTGCTCTTTGGGCTTATCCATTATTGGGATTATGGCGCATATAACCTTTGCCCAGACTATTTGTTTTCTTCGATAGATAAAGCAGAAGAAGCTATATTGAAGGTAGATAAAAGTAAAATAATAACAATTTTATATGAATAGCTTATGAAAGTAAAAAATATTAAGTTTAAGGCAAAACGTCTTGACAACGGAGAATGGATAGAGGGTGAAATCTCTCATTTTGAAAATACTATATGGATAGTACCTATTGATCATAAACCATTCCATTCGGGATGTGCTGAAGTCGACCCAGATACTATCTGTATGTTCACAGGACTGAAAGATTGTAAGGGCAATGAATTGTACGAACATGATGTTGTCAAGAATTATCCTTTTATTCCATCAGAAATTGTATGGTCGGAAGAGTTAAGTGGGTATTACCTCACACATGCTAATGGAAAGATTTATGAAAAACCGTTAGGTTATTATCTTTCATTAGGTAAATTCATAGTTATTGGCAATAAATTCGATAAGGAGGACTAACGTATGAAGAGTAAGATTTTAGACTTAGCCAAGTCATACGGTTGTCTCTTTTTGATTTTCATAATAGGGGTAATTGGTTTTAGGATTTCTTTCAGCTTAGGAACTCCACACGAAAAAGAAGAGTTTAATATAAAAATATTCACCAAGAAAGGGCACGACTATCTGCTTGTGGACACGAAACACGGAGTTTATGTTATTCACGCAGAGAGCTGCCCTTGTAAAAAAAAGAAGTAGCGTATGAAGATTAGACAAGCCAAGAAGATAATGAAGCGTTGCTACGGAAGTCCTCACTATTTAAGGATGGTATTGGATGGATTGGACGTAGTGAAAAAGCTTCCAAAGATTAAGCATTACTGGGAGCCTAGATGGGCTTTGTATTATGCCACTAAAGGTGGCGGTCATGGCAGAGTTGATCATCGTATTGTAAAGGCAGAAAAGATTTCTGCAAGATATTCTCGCAAGCTAATGAATTGCCTTACTAGATGGGCTGGCAAAACTCCTTTCGATATTAGAGATATATTAGGTAGTTCAAATAAACTAAAAAAATATGACTTATGATAAGAGAAAGATATTATTACGCAGTAGCCGCCTTCATGCGTAAGGATGGCAAATTAACCTATACCTCAGTTACGAGTTCCGTTAAGGGGGAAGAGGAGGATATTAAGTTCTATCCTATCATGGACCTCATCACGGACGTAGAAGAGAAATTCAAGGATGATATGGTTAGCGGTACAACTCTCATACATAGCGTTATTGAGATTAGTAAAGAGGACTATGATGCCTACAATGATCACATTGCTAAAATGAACGAGAAGGAGGGTTAGCACATGACTTTTTTGAATATTACTGTAGGTGAGAAGGAGTTTGATGAAATCAAAGAAGGCAAGGTAGGACTAGTATGTTTACCTTGCACCCCACGTTGGTGCCATACCCTTATCGAGGGTGTAAAGCCAATAATAAGATTAGACCAATTAACGGCCAGATTAGATAGTAATGGAAAACCTCATATTCAGTATGGGAATTCTGTTGACCATTACTTTAGGAAAATTGATTACGTACAGCTTTTCTGCAGGAATGGTTCTGAAATAAGAGCTCTCTTCAAGAAATGTGTCGGTTTCAGCATTGAGACTACTCAAACGAAAAAGGATAATGGCTTTATCGAGTTTAAGCCAAAAAACTTTGTTGTTCATCTAAAATAAACAAAATATGATTATGAAACAAGAAATGCAAAAATCAATCTTAAAGATTCAAACAGCAGTCGAAACTCTGACAAGACAGAAAGTTATCGACAAAAATGTGTATGACTTTATCCATGGAGAAATCAAATATCTTTCGGAAAGTGTGGAGAATATAGAGGAAGTAAATAACCTAGATGAAACACTCCTTACCTTCACAGATAAGGAGGAGTATGTAAACCAGCATATCAACCTTGCTGATACATCTGTACTTTGCAAAGAGTTGAATAGAAGAAAAGACATTGGTGACGATTTCTTTGTAGTAAAAACAGAGGGAAAATAAGTTAGCTTATGGAAAGATTAACTAAAGTAATGGATAAGTATTTATCAGAAGCAAAGAAGAAGGTTCTTACCCTCGCAGTCAGCAAGGAATGGTTCGATATGATAGTGTCGGGCGAAAAGAATGAAGAGTATCGGGTAATTAAAGATTTTTGGATGAGTCGCCTTCTCCTTATCAAGGATGAGAAATTCAAAGATTTCGATAAGTACGATAAGCTTCATATCGGTAAGACATTTGAAATGCTTATAGACATCAATACTATCAAGGAGAAACTGAATAATGGTACAATGAAGTTCGTACCATTCACTCACGTTCTCTTCAAGAACGGCTACTATGACGATAGCCCAAAGGTAGAAAAGGAGATTGAGAGTATCACCATCGGTAAGCCGACGAAAGGTCTTTGCCCAGGCAAGTGGTTGGATCATGAATTTTTCATCATCAAGTTCAAGTGATATGATTGCAATTAAAGTATCTTCCGAGAACATCCAAGAATTATGGAAATGCCCGGACGTTTCAGAGTTAGTAAAGACTGTCAGCGGAGACTGCACCAAACAGACATTGATAGTTAGGTTAAGAAATCGAGAGTTCTATGTCCCTGATGGATTCTATCTCGTGAAAGACGATAATGACCAATGGAGCACACTCAGCCCATCACTGTATGAACTTATAAAAGACAAGGTTCATGGCGAGAAGTGAGGAGGATATCCGGGAATACCATAGAAGGTACTACCAGGAGCATAAGGAACATTTATTGGCAAGAATGGAAGTCTATCGTAAAGAGAACGCTGAAAGGATTGCTGCAAACAGAAGATATAACAGAAAGAGAAAGAAAGCCTTGGGCGGCTTAATGAACCCAAATATTAAATAATGAGTAGAGGAAAACATTTTAGTGCAGAAGAGATTGAGTTCATCAAGGTTAACGCTTTGGTGATGACGACAACGGAGATTGCAAAGCAGCTCAATCGTAATTATTGGGCCATCCATCGAAAGATGAAGGAAATGGGCATCAGCAAGAGCCACGTGTTTACTGCTGACGAGGATTTCATCATTCGCAGAATGTATGGCAAGTACCCGGTAAAAGCCATTGCTACCAAGATTGGAGTGGATGAGAACGCTATTTACAACCGTTGCAAGAAGCTTAAGCTAACGAAAGGAGGTGCGCAATGATTGTCATAGTTACCGCTATGGATAAGGAATACGACCTTATCAGCGAATGGATTGCAAAGAATTGGCTTGACTACAAAAATGTTCAAAACATAGCTTTAATCAAGTCTGGTATTGGCAAGGTTAATGCGGCATCTTGCTTGACAGAATTTCTTTCGTCGAATACGTCCAGCAAAGTTACAAGAGTAATCTCGGTAGGATGCGCCGGTGCTGCCGTTGCAGGATTGAAACCTGGTAATGTCGTAATCGGTAATTCGTACTGTTACCACGATGTATATTGCGGCGAACCGAATGCCAACGGGCAAGTTCAAGGTATGCCGGCAGTCTTTCCTTCTGATTTCTCCTGGATTGATATGGATGAAAGATTCCGATTAGGAACCATAGCTACGGGAGATAAGTTTGTCACTACGAGAGAGCAGGTATTGGCGATTAAGGATTTTCTCCCTAATTCGTATAACGTATGTGCTATTGACATGGAGTCTGCCGCCCTTGCACAGGTATGCTACAAGAAAGGGATTGGATTTACGTCTATCCGAGTTATTAGTGATAACCCTCTGGAGCCGAACCAAACCGAGCAGTATGCAGATTTTTGGGATAGCCTTGCCGAAAAGGCATTTAGTGTTGTTTGTAAATTATTAGAGAATGATACCAAGTTTTAAAGTTGATCATACGAAACTGAAGCCAGGCCTTTATGTTTCGAGAGTAGATAAATGGGGATTGGAGACTGCTACAACATTCGATATTCGTGTATGCAAGCCAAATAATGATATGATGTCACCAGCTGTCGCGCACACAATAGAGCATATGATGGCGGACTACTTACGCAATGATAGCCCTCTTAGCAATTCGGTTCTGTATTTTGGTCCGATGGGGTGTCTTACAGGTTTCTACCTTGTCCTTAAAGGGACGTGGACTTCAAATCTCATAAAGGAAATGATAGTTGATGCCTTCAAGACCTGTTCTCTATCAAAGACGATTCCGGGTGCTTCGGAAGTAGAATGCGGTAATTACAAGCTGAACGACCTAAACGGAGCAAAAGAGCTATGTGGTATGTTCTCCGTATATTTATCCACAGCTGGACCGGATAAGCTCAATTATCCAGACTAATATTTATATGTAACCATAAAGTATTTAATCATTGAGTATATTTCCTTGCAATATATTTGGTGATTAAATACTTTTTTATAATTTTGCAGCATTACTTATTGCTATCGCTTCGTACTGGGATATTTCTTGAATTTATTGTTCAATTAAATATTTAGTTAGAATGAAAAAAAGAACGAAGCAAGTTTTAGTTATTCTGAAACCCAAATCAAAGGCGTTGGGGTTCAGTAGAGAGGAGTTAGAGGGTATTGCTGCCGATGTTGCCAATAACTTAGAACTCGATGAAGAAGCCTCAGACGAGGATGTAAACGCAGAGATTGAAAAGCAGGTCAATGCGGTTCTTCCTTATCTTAAGATTGCGCAAAAGACCGCGCAGCGTACTATCCAGAGCTTTAAGGATAGTCAAGACTTGGATGACGACGAGGTCGATGACGATGATGATGACCCTGCCGGCAACAAGAAACCAATCCGCAAACAGAAGAAAGAGAAAGAAGAGCAGGTCCCAGCATGGGCGCAGGCACTCATTACTCAGAACAAAGCCTTGCAGACCGAAATCCTCGGTTTGAAGTCAGAGCGAGAGAATGATGGCCGCCGTTCTAAGCTGAAGGCACTCCTTAAGGACAAAGGTACGTTCGGAAAGACTGTCTTGAAGAATTTCGACAAGATGAAGTTCGAGAACGAATCTGAGTTCGACGATTTCTACGATGGTGTTGTGGAGGACTTGGCAGCTATCGATCAAGAGCGTGCTAACGAAGGTCTCGGAAAGCTTGGTGCTCCTGCGGCTCAGAGAAAGCCTAAGAAGGAAGAGGTTGAGGTTATCAAGGACAATGAGATTGATGAGCTTGCCGAAACTATGTAATCTTTAAATTTTAAAAGTTATGTATGGCGTAAGCAAGACAAAAACGTTTGATTCAGGCAAGGAGTCTGTAATCATCAGAAATTACGTGAATGGCATCATGGGTGGTGTTATTCTTGACATGACAGGTTTCTCTGGAGAGTTCATCCAGTGCGGACACATTATCATTCGTGATACCAAGTCTGGCGAGTACAAGCCTATGCCGGTAACAGGTGGGGCTTATGCTTCATTGCCGGAAAATCACGAGTATGTAGGTGTCTGTATGACAACAGCTCCGGTAGATACCCCTCATGTAGGTGTTATGACGGCAGGTGAGGCTAATGATAAGGCTGTCCCTTATCCTGTCGATACGATCAAGGCAGCTTTGAAAACAGCCGTTCCTACTCTTCAGTGGGGACACGATGCAATCGGTTAAGGAGGTGATTTATGCAACAGAGTTCTTTATTTCTTAAGTATATCTTGAGTTTCTTCCCAATCCTGAAGACATTGATTGAGAAGATTAACGGAAAGCGCAAGAACGAGATGACGTATCTCCACAAGGATACATCCATTCTCCGCCGCGTTTATTCTACCGACAACAAATGGGAAGCCGATACAGTTGATACCTCTTACGTAGCTGCTGACTACGTAGCAGTGGATTCTCCGGTTCCTTTGAAGTCTCGTGACAAGATTTCAACCGCCAACGGCAAACTGCCAAAGGTTGGTATGAAGAAATTCTTGAAGGAGTCAGATATCCTCGCTCTCAGACTCATGGAAGCACAGGGCGGTCAGACAGCAGAGATTCGCCGTAAGTTGGCGCAGGACCCGGTAGCTTGTAATGTCGGTGTTGATGAGCGTAATGAGTACGCCCTTCTGTATGGTCTTTCTAACGGCTACGTAGCTGTTCGTGACGACGATAATCCAAAGGAGTTGCTCCGTATCAAGTATCAGTACTTGCCGAAAAATCAGCTCGGCATCAACAATGTTGATACTGGTATTACCGTTGCAGACTTGAAGAAATGTATCGAGCGAGCATCGAATGATGGCAACACCATCTTGATCTTCTGGATTGGTAAGGCTAAGTTTGACGAACTGAAGAAGGCACAGGATGCCCGCGAGCTTGTTGCCAACTACAAGGGCCAGACTTATGACTCCAACACAAAGCTGCCGGTTCCTACTGCCAGCGTATTCAAGGAGGCATTCTTGGACGAGACCGGTGTATCATTCCGCATCATCAACCGTACTGTCCGCTTGGAGCATGATGGTGTGAAGAAGAGCGTTAAGCCTTGGAACAACGATATGATTATTGGTGTCTGCTCACAGATGATTGGTGCCCTCGTTTACGGTCAGGTAGCAGAGGCAACAAACAGAGTGGCAGGTGTAACCTATCAGCAGATTGATTACAAGCTTATCTCTCAGTATTCAACAACTGATCCATTGCGTGAGACAACTGCGGTGCAGGCATACTGCTTGCCTGTCATCGAGGACGTTGACACAATCTATCAGATTGATACTAAGCTGGCAGACCCAGACGTTTCGGTTGATACCGAAAAGGAGAAAGCAGATACAGAGGACGCTAAGGTAACAATCTCTGATGTGACCTACAAGAAGCCGGAGGCTATCACAACCCTTAATGCTCTTGGTGCTACACTTCCTAGTGACGCCAGCGACAAGGAGGTTATTGATGCCTATAACGAGCTTCCTCCTGTGAAGAAGAAGGAGTTCAAGGAAAAGGCAGCTAAAGCTGAGGAGTAATCATGAAGACGGTCGGACAAGCTTTGGTGGATGAGGTACACATACCTATCCCCTATGGTTTCGTGGAAAACGCCTGCATAAAGCGTGACCTCGATATCGAATCAGAGTTCACTGGTGACGTTGCCAGAAGTGACGCCTACAAAGGAACGCTTGCCGACTGTCTGCTTTCTCTCATACAAGCCGTTAGCTTCTCCGAAGCGGACAAATCAATAGGTTCCCTCTCGGAAGACCAGCGAAAGGCTATATTAGTTCAAGTCAATCGTTTATATAACTCTATCGGCGAGGAGGAGGTTTCACTTACTCCAAAGCCGACAGTTTACATTAATTGCTGATGAGTCTATTGAGTTTTCATGCCTCAAAGCTATACCGGCAGCAGAAGGTAGCTGGCTATACAGATGATGATGGAAATTATCACCAGGGCAAGACCGAGTGGAAGTTCTGCTGCACTTGTGATGTAGTTCCTGCTGGCGAGGCCAACAAGTTAGTTACATCTGACGGTTCTATTGATTACTACTCCTACGAAGTGCATAACTTGCCCGTAGGGATTGAAAAGTTCTCTTATGGGGATTTTATCAAGCTAGATATTTTAGGGGCTGAGGAGGTAATTATCAAGGTCAAGGGATTTCATCGTTATCAACTTCAGTGTAAGATATGGGCATAAGAATGACAACCAGCGCTTCCGCTCTTGACGCCTTCCTACAAAGAGCCGCAAGGAAGATACAGGAGAATGTGCTTAAAGCATTGAGCAAGCTAGGAGACGAATCTGTGGTTAGAATCCGTAACAGGTCTGCCAAGGAAAGCTGGATAGACCATACGGGTAACCTAAGAAGTTCTATAGGCTTCGCCGTGTACGAGCAGGGAAGTAAATATATGGAATCAGCCTTTTCGCAGGTTCTCAGTGGCACAGACGGCTCTGTAAAGGGCAAGAAGATGATCAATGACCTTGCTAAGGAATATTCCAGGGTTTATGCTTTGGTTGTCGTTGCCGGAATGGAATACGCAGGAGAGGTGGAAGCCTTGGAAAGCAAGGATGTCCTCGCTTCAACGAAGATATGGGCCACATCCATTGTAGAGCAGCGTGTGAAGACAGCAATAGACTCAGCAGTTAATGAAATAAACAAGTGGAAGATATGAAATCAGACGGAGCAATTAAGACAGATGTTTACCGGTACATCAACGAAAGCGGTTTCATGAACGACGTCAATGGCAAGCTGTCAAAGACGATGAGACCGCATAATTCTCATAAGGAAGATGTCGTTATCTCCATCTTGGCTAATGAGGGAACGCAGCTTCAAACGGCAATTATAAATGTAAATATATATATACAAGACCAGGACGTAGATGGGCAGTTCGAGGAGAACACTATCAGAGTTGACGAAATCTGCAAACTGGCTTGGAATCTCTTGGAAATGTTCAGAACGAGCGAATATGTTGCCCACGCTATTGAGCAGAGGGTATATGCAGCAAGCACGGGAGAACATGTAATAAATAATCAAGTTGAATATAAACTCATAAATGATTAAATTATGTCAGTAACAGCATGGGGAAAATGTTCTATCTTTGTTCAGAAGGTAGGTGCTACTAAGAATGAATGGGATAAGCTTCCTACACCGAAGGAAGGAACCACGAATGTGACCCCTACAAAGGGCGACACAATGGAGCAGAAGGAAGAGGGAGGCGGTACTGTTGACCGCAAGACCAAGAAGTCAACCTATGAAGCTGCGTATCAACTCTTTATTAAGAAAAACCAATCTCAGCCTTTCAAGACAATTGACGGCATTATTGAAGGTAATTACAGATTGGCTATTCAGCCAGAGGATCCGGAAGTACCTGGAGTTTACTTAGGTAACACCACAATTGGTGCAGAAGAGGCTTTCTCTACAGAAGAAGGTGCTCTTGTTACTTATACACACGCAGCTCTCATCCCAGAGGGTGACGTGGTGGCTAAGACTGTCAACTCGAAGAGTGAGGAGGTCTATTGTGCTTACCGCTGGCGTGTTATCACTGCCACAAAGGGAACAGGTGGAAAGTATTCCTTGACTTTCAAGAAGCCGCAGGATGGTGATACCCCTCCTGCTGAAATCACAGAAACATACGCAGAGACATAGGCATATCCTAATATCCCTTCCGCCGGCTGAGGGTTATCAGCCGGCAACCTACCCAAGTAGCTCAGGGGAAGAGCGAGACCAAATAGTCCGTCGCATGAAAATCCAGGGTCTTCAAAAGCTGGTTGAAAGTCGCAGGTTCGAGTCCTGCCTTGGGTGCCAACAATTTAAATTCGAGTGATATGGAAGAGTTAGGAATCATTATATCGAATACGCTCACAGATATGCCGATAGGCTTTGATACTGAGCACGCTCACGTTAACATCTACCCTACTACACTGGGCATGATGTACCTAACGTCGCAGTTGGTAGATAGCTTGGAGCTAGACAAGGAGTTACTTCAAGCTGATCCATTCTTGGAAGCATTGCGAGTTGCAAACACCAAAAGGGAGACATGCTGCAGATTGATTGCATATCACTCACTCAATACAAAGAACGAAATACTAGACTCCAAATGCGTAAGCAGGCAGACGGAGTTAATCTTCAAAGAATGCTCCAACGAGGATATAGCCACTCTCCTCATCATCATCCTTAAGGCTAACTCATACCAGACAATAGCCAAAGAGACAGGAATGGAAGAAGAAGCGAAGCGTATGTCAAAAGTCAACGCAGCAAAGAAGTCGGAGAATAGCTTTATCTTCGGAGGCAAGACAATATGGGGAACACTCATAGATGCTGCTTGCGAAAGATACGGATGGACTTTCGATTACGTGGTATGGGGAATATCGTATAACAACCTGACTCTCATGCTCAAAGACAAGATTACTTCAATCTATCTGTCTGATGAGGAGAGGAAGAAAGCCCATATACCGGCAGCAGGGGAAGAGGTCATCGATGGAAACAACAAGGAGGCGGTCATGAAGGCGGTGATAGAGTCAGAGACCGAGATTTAACCGAAGTCTTCCTGCGCACGCACGTAAAGTTCCCATATCGAACACTCACATTTGGTGTTTCCCCGGCGATTCTTTATAACAGAGTATAAATTCAAGGAAAAATAGAACATTATGCCAAGCATTAAATTCGATACAATAGTCGAGACAGCCAAGGTCGTTTCCGGTTTTCGAGACATTCAGAACGCAGTTCATCAGACTGCCGAGAGGGTTGAGAAGGACGGAAAGTCTATTGACGATGTAATCTCGAATATACAGAACAGCATGAACATTGCCATTGGCGGTTGGAGCATTGGTAAGTTCGTCAATCAGATGATGCAGGTCCGCGGTCAGTTCCAGCAGACAGAAATGGCATTCAAGACAATGTTGCAGTCTGAGGAGAAAGCCGATGCTCTCATGAAGCAGTTGATCCGCACGGCAGCCATCACACCTTTCGGGGTTGAAGACGTTACAGAGGGAGCCAAGCAGCTCCTTGCGTTCAACGTAGCGGCCGAGGATGTCAACAAGACGCTTATCGGATTGGGAGACGTGGCAGCAGGTATGGGTCTAAACCTTAAAGACCTCGTGATGCTTTACGGTACCACCATCGCCAAGGGCAAGATGGACACAATGGACTTGTACCAGTTCCTCAACCGAGGTATTCCTATCGCAGATGAGATAGCTAAGGTTATGGGGCTTGACGTTACCAACGCCATCAAGGAGGTACAGAAGCAAATCAAGGCAGGCAAGGTTACCAGTGACATCTTCATCCAGGCAATGCAGAGTATGACCGCCGAGGGTAGCAAGTTCGGTGGCTTGATGGAGGCCCAGTCTAAGACTATTACCGGTCAGATAAGCAACATTGAGGATGCCATCGAGCAGATGTTCAATGACCTCGGCAAATCCCAGGAGGGTGTTATCAATACCGGATTGGGAGTCGTTTCCACCCTCGTTGAGAATTGGGAGACGGTAGGCAAGGTGCTTATGACTGTCGTTGCAGCGTATGGAGCATACAAGGCTGCGGTGATAACAATGATAGCAATATCTAAGGCACAGGTAGCTTGGGAGAGTGCGAAAGCATTCTTGTCTTTAGCGAAGTCTATCACAACCGCCAAGGATGCCATGGCTCTGTTCAATTTGGTCTCTTCTTCAAATGTTCTCGGTCTGGTTCTTGGTGCAGTAGCAGCTGGAGTCACGATGTTCAATCTATTCGGCAATAGCGCTGAGGATGCCGCTACCAAGACTTCCAAGTTTACCGAGAGTGCAAATGAAGCATCAAGCAAGGTCGAGTCGCTAGTCTCCATTCTGAAGACTGCAAAGGAAGGCTCCAAGGTTTACAAGGACACCATCAAGGAGCTGTCAAACATATATGACAATTACGGGATTGCTATTGACAAGATCAAGGAAGACGAGAGCAACCTTGTGGATGTTAAGCAGCAGGAGATAGATAAATCTAAAGAACTCGTCGAGCAAATCAAGCTGGAGGCTACAGAGCGTAACAGAGCCAATGCAATCTCCAAGGCTAATGAAGACTACAACAACCGTGTTGATAGCGCTCAGCAAGCCCTTTTGGGTAAGTTGAAGGATTATGGAACCTCTAGCAGCGGTATAGCCGTCGGCATACAGAACATCGTATCTGACTCGGTTATCAAGCAGTTTGATGAGTTAACACAGAAGATGGCAGGATTGAATGAGCACTCCAAGGAGTATCAGACCTATCTGAAGCAATACAATCAGTTAGAGGCTTCTTTGATATCCGAATCTGAAAAGCTTGCTAATGCTTTCGGTTTTACAGGAGACAAGACAAGCGATGCCAGGAAGGCTTTGATAGGCTATCTCTATGAGCTTCGAGCTGCAAAGAAGCTGCATAGTGAAGAGGCAGATAATATCAATCGGGCGGCAGATGCTACCGAGGATTTCGGAAACAAGGCCACATCTACCAAGAATAGGATAAATGCTTTGCAGAAACAGCTCCAGGGTGCCGGCGAGGATGTACACGTTCTCTACAACCGTGTCAAGGAGTTCATGCAGAACTATTCCGAGAACAACATCAACTTCCACGTCAACTTCGATGCCAAGGTACCATCGTGGATGCAGAATATGAATATTCCGGAGTTAGGACGCTTGGGTAAGTACTTCTCTGCTTTGGCACGCGACCTTGCAAACAACAAGAAGTCTGGTGCGCTGGTCAATGGTAAATGGATGTCAACCAACGATATTGCCCAGCGAGGATGGGATTATACCAATGCAGCCAACACCAAGCAGACCAAGGCAGAAGACGATGCTAAGCAGAAGCGTCGCGAAAAGGAAGAGGCAGAAGCAAACGCAAAGAAGAACGCTTCCAAAGCCAAGAAAGCAGCCGCCGATGCCAAGAAACTAGCAGAAGACCGCAAGAAGGCCCAGGAGGAACTGAACGAGGATTTGAAGCAGCTGCAGCAGGAAAATATCGACACCGATATATCTCAGATGCAGGAAGGCACTGAGAAGAAGATTGCTGAAATCAAGAACGACTATGCCAAGCGCAAAGCCGAGATTGACAAGCAGGAAGCCGAGTTCAAGAAGAAGAACAAGGAAGCTGGCAAGAAAGCATCCCTTACCTCCGCTCAGTCCGACGCCCTCAATAAGGCTAGAGACCTCGCTACCCAAGAGTATAACAAGAAGCTTGATGAGGTCAACAGGGAAGCCCTCACCTCTATGCGCGACTACTTGAAGGAGTATGGTTCTCTCTATCAGCAGAAGCAAGCCATTACCGAGGAGTACGAAGAGAAGATTGCCAAGGCTCAGACGAAAGGCGAAAAGCTCTTTCTTCAGCAGCAGAGAAAGAAGGACCTCCAAACCATCGAGATCAATGCCATCAGACAGAACATCGATTGGGGAAGCGTCTTCGGAGACTTCGGTGCTATGTTCAAGGACCAACTGGAGCCTACCATTGAGAAGCTGCAAGAGCTCTCCAAAGGCACAACAGATGTTAATGAGCAGAAGACCATACAGGAACTTATCTCCAAGCTACAAGGCTCTGCCACCATCTGGGATAGCGACATCTTCAAGAAGGTTTCGGACGATATCAACGCCTATCAGTCAGCCATGCAGGGCTATATTGATGCACAAGAGCGAGAGATTGAAGCCACGAAAGCCGTTACCAAGGCGCAGGAAGACCTCGCCAAGGCTAAGAAGAGCGGTGACAAGACAAGTATCAGCAAGGCTGAAGGCAACCTCTCTAGAGCGCAGAACGTACTCGCTACCGCATCTAACAACGTTTTGGAGTTCGGTTCATCAGTTCAGAAGGCATCATCAGACTTACAGACATCTGCACAGAAGGCAGTTTCTCAGTTCCAGCAGCTTGAAAATGGTTTGCAGGGTCTCACATCGGGGTCACTCAAAGGCATAGGAAACTCCATTCTAGGACTTGACAAGCTTTTCGGAGGTAACATGCAGAAGGACGTTGCCAACACGCTTGCAAAGGGAATCCAAGGGTTACTCGGTAAAGACAGCGACGCAGCCAAGGCTCTGACGAAAGCTTTAGGGGATAGCGGTATGGCAGGTGAAATAATCTCCGCAGTACTCGGCATCCTCGATATTCTGAAAGATGGCTTCGGAACACTCATCAGCAACCTCATGGACACGGTCTTTGGCGCAGTAACGGGCATCCTCGATGATGCTTTATCGGGTGACATCGTTATGAAGCCATTGAAGAGCATCGGGAACAATGTTTCTCATATCCTCAACACGCTTTCATTCGGTGGCTTCAATAGTCTGTTCGGTGGAGATGGAAATGCAAAGAAGGTCAATGATACCATCGAAAGACTGACGGATAGAAATACCCTCTTGCAGCAATCCATCGAGGATTTGACTGACGCAATGGAAAACTCCTTTGGCTCCAAGGCAACCTCATACTACGAGCAAGCCTATAAGAATCAGCAGGAGACCAATCAGAACTACCTCGACATCGCAAAGGCGCAGGCAAGCTATCACGGTTCGCACCACTCATGGAACGCTTATTGGAGCGGTTTCGGTAGTGATGAGATGGATTGGATCAAGAAGAACGTCAAATCAGACTTCAATGGCGACCTCTTCTCCCTTAGTCCAGAAGAGATGAAGCTCCTCCGTGGCAACGTTGCCATTTGGGAGCATATCGAGAACACTGGAAAGGGTAACTATGGTGGGCGTCTGACAGAGAAGTTGAATGACTACATAGACCAAGCAGGCAAGCTGGAAGAGTTGTCAGAGCAGTTCAAGGAGAACCTTACTCAGATTTCCTTCAGCGGAATGAGAGATGGTTTCTTGACGGACCTTATGGACATGAAGAAGGATGGTAGCGACTTTGCTAGCGAAATGGCAGATGATTTCGCAGAAAAGATGCAGAAGTCCCTTCTCTCTTTCAGTATGGAAGACCTTATCAATGGAGACTTGAAGAAACTCTACGATGATTGGGCAAAGGCTATGAAGGATAAAAACGGAAAGCTAACCAAAGAAGATGTAGATGCTTTCTATAAGCGTTACGATGATATAGTCCAGGAAGGCTTGAAGAGACGTGACGAGTGGGCAAAGGTAACTGGCTACACCGGTTCATCATCCTCATCACAGACAGCAACAAGCGGAGGATGGGCATCTATGGGGCAAGATACCGCAGACGAGCTGAATGGTCGCTTCACCGCCCTGCAGATTGCAGGAGAGTCCATCGCTCAGAACATGACTACCACCATATCACAGATGGAGAGCATCGTTACACTCGGAATCTCAACCAATGGCGCGGTATTGGAGATTAGAAATATGATGATTATGACAAACAGCTACCTCGAAGACATCGTGAAGTATTCAAAGCTCACATATAATGACTTCGGAACAAAGCTGGATGACATGAACAGAAGATTAAAGGATATTTGACCTCTATAGGCTTTTCGCTTGTCAGCCCTTACAACTATACTCAACAATAGCAAAAGCGGCTCTCAGCGAATCCTATGAGGTTATTTAATGATTAAATAGCTATGCTAAAGGGACAACTTTATATCAATGGCATGGATGCCTACCTTACATGGGGTATTTTCCTAGACGAAACCGCCCTCAGTGCGCTCATGACTCCTGCACCGAACAAGGAGTTCATCAGCAATAAGTATCGCTCAAAGGACGGAAAGTCGGTTATCAAGCACAATCCAAGGTTGGACGAGAGGGAGATAACGCTGCCATTCAATATGACCGCCAAGGACTCAGATACGTTCTTGACGAACTATGCTAGGTTCTGCGAGGAGGTTCTTGCCAAGGGAGAGTTGGTTATCCGCACCCGATTCCAGCCTAATGTGTGGTATCGGTGCATCTATCTTTCCTGCACTCAGTTTAGTCAGTGCATTCGGGAAATGGCAAAGTTCAGCCTAAAGCTCAACGAGCCAGACCCTAGTGACAGAAGTGAAACAAGTAAATATACAAGCTAATGATTCAGATTAAGAGAAATAACAAGGTATTCTTCACATTAGAGGACTTCGGCGAGGGTTCTAAGCTGTCATATCAGCTTATGGACCATCATTACGTCATATTGAAGTTCACTACGGCTACTCCTATCTATTTCGAGATTGGGGACTCCGTAGAGATTCCCGACTTCGGCTACTTTGAGCTTACATCATCATACTTCCCTAAGCACAATGATAGTGATGGCTACGACTACGAAATGCAGATGGATGCTTACTATATGTCTTGGAAGAATAAGATTTGCAAGTATCGCCCTCAGCACGGAGCCAACGAGACCTCATTCAACCTCACCACAACGGTAGGTGTACACATGAACGTTATACTCGGCAACCTAAAGGCGCTAGGTCTTACGTACAATGGCAAGGATTTCTCCGTTGACTACACTACATACAACAACAAGGCTTTCGATGTTCAGAAGAGATTCTTGATCGAGTACGGCTCCATCAGTATTCTTGATGCTCTCAATGCCATCTGTTCCGAAGACGCACTCAACTGCGAGTGGTGGATAGATGGCTCTATTATATACCTTGGATATTGCGAAATGGAAGGGCAGACAACATTCGAACAGGATGTTAATGTTCTGTCTATGTCCTATTCGGAATCCAAGTCAACTTATATCACGAGACTGTACGCATTCGGCTCAGATAGGAATATTCCGAAAGGATATTTCACTGGTGCCGATGCGGACGTCACTACCGATGGTGTAGCTACCGATTACCTCATGCTCCCTAACAAGGAGGTAGATAGTGATGGTTTCTACGCCAAGGATGGCTACCTGGAAAACGTGAATGTCGTGAAGAATGACAAGCAGGCTATCGAAGGTGTCGTTATGTTCGATGAAGAATATCCGAAGGTTGAATGCATGGTCAGCAGTATCAAGACCTATGATAGCACCGTTGATAACGAAGACGGAACGAAGACTACACAGACGTTTTGGCAGGTCACTTCTACAGACTCTTTCACTAATAGCTTCAAGGAGAGTTGGATAAAGAGTAACCTCACTCTAGGCATCAAGTTCACTAGCGGTGCTCTCATGGGTATGGAGTTCGATGTCAGCTTCAAGGTTATCGACAAGGTTAACTACTTTGAGATTGTGGCAAACGATACCTACGGAAGAACTCTTCCCGATGGCGTTATGTGCCCAAAGGTTGGTGATAAGTACTTTCTGTTCAACTGGGACGCAACCAAAATTACAGATACGGACCTCATCCCTACTGCTCAGTTGTCTCTGTTCGATAGATCGAAGCAGTACTATCAGAAAACCATGATCAGCAACTCAAACTTCACCTGCACGATGGATGGCGATAAGTTCTACAATGATGGAACATACGATTACCATCCTCTCGGTGAGCAGGTAAAGCTGATTAATGATATGTTTGCGCAGGTGGACGCGGATGGCAAGCACTACCGAAACTCTCGTATCATCGGAATGGAGATACCTTTGGATATCCCTTACGACCACCCTCAGTACACTGTAGGAGAAAAGGCTGCAACAAGCCGGTTGGGTAAGTTGGAAGACAAGGTTGATTCCATCAAGGTGAATGGAATGCAGATAGGCGGCACGGGAAGCGGTAATGGTGGAGGTGTCTATGTAATTGGCATGAACGATACCACTCCTGCATCCGATAGTAACGTTTATTCTGCTAGACGCTCTAGGATGGAGTTTGTATCTAGGCTGCAGGATAACACCGCAAAGAGCACAATCACTTGGGAGAAGGTGCAGAAGTTCTTGCAGGGATTGACAGCAGAAGACTTATCCCAGTTCAAGAAAGGTGCAACCTTCGGAGATTTTATTCAGGGAATGCTCTTCGGTACTGGTGGAAGGATTGACGAACTGGGCAACGCTGAGTTTGAGAGTATCATATCCCGAAGCTCTATCATAGCAAAGGAACTCATCGTGAACAGACAGACAGCTATGGAGAGCAATTTCGTTTTTACGGAGAGCGGTATGGTTGAGTCGGTGACGGAGATTCCTGCGGCAACGGAAGGTGGCAACGTGACTTACGACTTGAAGCTTCAGAAACGATGGGGTAACGACTTTACGACATTCAAGGAGAATGATGTTGTCTTGGCTTCCATCAATACTTTGGCAGAGAACGGCAAGTATTACGATATGTGGCTACGAGTACTCTCGGTCAATACGGTAACGAATACCATTACGGTAGTCTGCTACCCCGATGATGAATGTCCTAGCAAGAAAAACTATCCGCCTTGTGAGCTGGCAAGATTGATACGATGGGGAAATGCGGTGGACGAAGACAGACAGAGCTGCTGGTATATATCATCATCAGAGGGGTTGCTTGTATGGCTCGACCACGTTACTAAGCCTATCATAGACAAGACGAACTACTCTCTTGCGATGGGCAAGCTGCCAGATGCACTATCGTTCCTATTCCAAGACTTCCCTACAGCCAACAAGCGTGATGGAGCGTTCTATGCTAAGTGGATGATGGCTGCATCATTTCAGCAGATAGACTATCAGGGCAATAAAATCTACACGACAAGAGACAGAGGTGTGTGGAGCTTGGCTGTGGCACAAGGCGATAGTCCTTATCGCAATGGTGACCGAACGATTGATGCCGTCTATTACCTCGGCTGCAAGTGGAAGTGTTTAGAAGACAAGACAATAAAGCCGCCAATTTACTCATCTACAGCTTGGGCATTCGTGGAGGGCAATCCGTATTTTACACTCGAAATGCTATCATCGAAGCTGTGGAACTTTCGTCTCAACGACTTGATGGCAACGAATGCTGATGGCTCTTGGAAAGTATTCACTACTCTATCAGTAGTCGGCAGACTCTACAATCAAGACGTGACAGACTCCATGGTCAATGTTGTATGGACTAGAGACAGCGGAGACCCGACCGCAGACAATAAATGGGCACTCTCTCATGCCAACTGCGGATTGTCGGTTGATTTGACCTATGAAGACCTTGGCGGTGCTGCATTCAAGATAGGTGGTGTGACATTCCGATGTGATGCCGAAATCAAGGATGGAGAGACGATGTATTCCGAAGATGTGAGTGTTAGTTTCTAATGTTGAACTTTAAAATTGAAAGATATGCCAAAAGAATTAGCAGTAAGTGGTGACAAGATGATGGATATACAGGCAACCGCCTATTCCCAGTCTTGCAGCATAGAGATAGTTGGAGACATCATCAACAGACAGCAGTATGACGGCATCGCTAACTCATATTCCCCGAATTACGCAATCCGTCCATGTACGATGTTTCCGTCATGCTTCCTCATAGACCCCGACAACCCTAACGAGACGGGCACATTTAACAGTCAGTTGGATTCATTCAAATGGTCGGAAGTCTCTACTAGTGGAATTGTCGTAGTAGCAACAAGTGAAAAAGCTAGTGTGGTAAGTGGTTATGAAGCCACAATAGAGGGTTTGAACAAGGGAACTCTCTTTATCAAGTCTAACTCAGTTATCAATAAGCCGAGAACAATGCGGTTTGAGGGTAATTGGACTGACCCGATAAGTGGATATAAGTACACATTCATAGCCAACAAGCCGCTCTACCTTGAAGACACCACTAATGCAAGGGCAGAGATTATGCTTGATAGTGCTCCTACTGTTCTATGGAATCCGCTAAAACACGCAAGCACAAGAACCATAACAGTAAAGGTGATGGTCGGTGCTATAGATAAGTCTGCGGACGCAAAGGCAAGGATATGGTGGTATCGTATCTTGGATAACGGAACAAAGCAGCTTATCTCTTCCGTTGACGATTCCGAGAACTACGAGATTACCGCCATGACAAAGGCTGCAAACGGTCAGATTACATCTATCACCGTCAACTGTGATATGATAGGTGACGGAATCGGATATGAGGTAAGAGCCTGCTATATCTACGAAGGAAGTGTTCCATCTTCTCCTCGAACAGGAGACCCGAAGAAGGTTACCTATATCAAAAGAACCATTCCACCCCTCACTCCTCAGTTCGTAGGCGATGGCTTCGGTCTCAATTCTGATACAGCTTTCGTAACTTGTCGGGCTATCGTAAGTGACAACAAAGGAGTCATTGACCCTTCTGTATGGAATAAGATTATCAGAGCGAAGTGGCAGAAAGTATCTTATGGCAAGGTTGTTAACAATGGCGTAGTCACCATGACTGAGAATGTCACGGTGTTAGGGTACGGAGAGACGTTCCAATGTCCTTTCGAAGCGAAGAAGAGTATCCGTCTGACAATCGAAGACAGAGGTGCTTACGAGCTGATTGTTGACGAGAATGGCAATACCCTTGTGGATGAGAACGGAAACTATCTTGTGTCAAGGGAAATTGACGAGAACAGCTAATTATTGTTGAACTTTAAAAATATACGATTATGAGATATTACGTTAAGGTAACTAAGGAAGTCGCAGAGGTAATCACCAAGGCTGGTGTTCCGCTTACAATGACGCATGACGGTAATTGCTTGCTCTATCAGAGTGAGATGAATGATGTTCCTGGTGTTAATCTGAGTGCAAGAGCCGCCTATGCTGGCGGTGCTCTCATAGAGGAGCATTCTGCTCTAGCTGAGATTGACGGAAGTATAGCTACTCCATCTTACTGCTATACCCCGATAGCGTATGGAGGTGAGGGCGATACAAGGAATAAGGATAACGGATTTGGCGCAGATATGCCAGACGTGTCTTCTGAATCTGAGGTATCAACAGATAAAAAGGAAAGCGAGGTAACAAATGAGTAAAGCATCAATAACAGGACAGATTGTTGTGACAAGCAACGGAACGACAATCCACCCAATCCTTCAGTGTACGACAGGAGACGTTAATCAGAACTATGATGGCGAGTGGGATGCGCCTACTCAGATTTCGCCTGACTTCGAAGCTAGCGGTGCTAGGCATCCAGTTCTAGTTATGCAAGCCTTTTCGGCAGAGCAGGGCGCAGGTAATAACTTCGACCTTACAAGAGGTTCTACAACATGGGTTGTCGGCGGTGTGACGTTGGCGTTCAATGATTCGGGCGTTTCCACTAATTCGTTTGGTGGCGTGTCTGGTCATTTTACTATGGGGGCTGATGCTAGCGGCAATCCGACCCTTACTATCAATAAGAACCTTGTGAAAATCAATAGCGGTGATTCGTTCAACATCGAAGCAAGAACAAGTCTGTCGCTCGAAAACACAAACATCAATCTTAAAGCTATGTACCCAGTATATATAGCCAAGGGCGTTGTCAGCTCAAAGCGAGTGAACATTCTCCCTACTTCAAGTACGAATCTGTTCACTATCACAGAGAAGGGCGGTAGCTGTACCGTCAAAGCAGAGGTGACGGAAGGAACGTCCGTGACATCTAGCGGATATACATTCAAGTGGTATCTGCCAGACTCTACAAACGCATGGGTACTCAAGCAGGATAGCGACTCTCCTACATTCACCATCAATGAGACAGACGTTGATTCATCTATCCTCGTTATGTGCGAAGCATACAAGGCAGGAAGTTTTTATGCGTCAGATACCCAGACCGTCAATGACGTGTCGGATGAATATATCATATTCCCGAACCCTACGGATGGCAACGGAAATGCTGTAGCTGAAAACTTCATTCAAAATTCGGGAGGAAGCATCGTATACGTTCCGTACATGCGCAAGCGTGGTTCTAAGACCAATATCGAAGATGTCGCATTCAGCATGGCATTATATTCCAACAGCGGTATTCCTATTTCGGGAGCACCAACGGTGAGCGACAACAAGTTTACTGTTACGGAATCAGCAATACGTGCCTACAAGGGCGCAGTTTACGTAATCACAGGTGTTAAATAGTTAATAGCTTATGACAAAGGTTTTAGCAGAAGTAACTGGCTCTATCTCCTTCTCTCAGAGAGGAGAAAAAGGTCAAAAAGGTGCTCTTATGCGTGAACATGACGGTTTTGAATCGGGCAGCTATAAGTATCTTTCGGGTTCAGGTGAAGAAGCATACGTTGATGTTGTGTGTGTTAAAGGAAAATGGTATCAGTGCATTCAAACGTATAACGACGCTACTTCTTCGCCTAGTTTGACCGATGGACATTGGACAGAGATGAGTAATTATAAATCAATAGCAACTCATCTTCTTCTTGCCGAGAACGCTACCATCAATATGCTCGGAACCAATCAGATTAATCTGTTCGATCCGACTACTGATGGTAAGATGTTTGGCTCATTTAGGGTTGTTAGTGATGCTAATGATTACGCTCTGTGGCTTGGCGCACCGAATGGGGCTGATGCTCCATTCAGCGTAAAGAAAGATGGTTCGTTATATGCGTCTAATGGTATATTCGCAGGAGAACTAAAGGGTGTGGTAGGCTCTTTTCATAAATTGACTGCGGTTAGTTCTGATGGAAAGAAAAGCGCTGGTTCAATATATTTTGATAGTTCTGGCTATATAACATTTGATGCAGATATTTATAGTCAAGGTGTGAATCCAGAAAGGACTAGAGGTTGGCGTTTCTATGCTAGTACTATATGGAGTCGAGGTGCTTTTGGTCATAGTAATAGTACATTGGCAGTAATAAATGGGGCTAGTATGCGCATCTATCCAGACGGATACGGTTTTGCACATACTGTTGTGAGACTAGAGAGTACTACGTATGACAATAAAACCGTATACAAAATTCCATTGTATAGTCCTGATGATAAATCTGCCGGATGTCCTATTGATGTGGTAGTATTCAATTCTTCTAGAGCAAATGCTATACATTATTACGAGTTTGTACCTGGAGGAACAGGTAAGCGTTGGATGGCAATAAATGCTAATGATATTAATAACGGAATATATTTCTGTGATGTCGGTGGATGGCATCAACTTAATGGTGGACAAACAATAAATCTTGTATATATAAACCCAGAATTACTTAATCCTAGTCAGAATGGTAAGACCTATTTCGGTCGTGGTATCTTCTGGAGCGGAGAACATGATTTGGATTGGTCAAATAGATAATCATAAAAGCAAAAATTAATATGAAAGTTAAGTTAGAACATCTCGAAGTATTTATGACACTCGACAAGAATCAGTGTCAGGTAGTTAACGCACGCAAGCAGATTGCAAACATCATCTACTCGCAGGGAGTAGGATTGGGGCTGGCAGGACAGGCTCTTGCAGTGAAAATGTGGAACGGCAACGATGACACAGAGTACACAGACGATGAAGCGAGAATCATCAAGGAACTCGTTGAGCGAACTACCGCTCCCTGCTTCATTGACGCAGTGAATGCCGCTATCAGCAATGCGGTATCGGCAGAAAACAAATAATAAGTAACAATTTAAAAGACATAAGATTATGGCTATTAAGACAAGAAAAATCAGCGATTGGCTGTCTGCAAACGGACAGGCGGTCACAAATGCTAGTAAGGCAACTATGGAGGATGCTATCAGAGCTGACATAGGTCAGTTGTACGATGGTGTATTCATCATGTTTCATCGCAAGAGCGATAATTATCCTCTTGCCGTTAGGGTGGATGTTTGGGCGTCTTACCAAAACAGCGGAGAAATAGCGGAAGGAGTTCTTCTTGTTGAAGGAGGAAAACATCTTGTGATTGCTCCAACCGAAGCATCTTCCGCTAAGTGGAGTTCCAAACCAGTTTCATCATCTGATACGTCTGGTTCTGTTCAGATTAGCGGAGTAACTACGACAAGTGATAGAATAGCCGCATTGAACGACTTTGCTGGTCGGGCTAATACGACCGCCATCATCAACGGAAGTACATCAAGCAACGTTACAAATACAGAGGACTATGCCGCAGGATTCTGCAACAGATATTCACGCACAAATGTTAACGGCAAAGGTCTGACGGCAGGAAGATGGTGGTTGCCGTCAATGGGTGAAATGGCTATGATCTGGGCAAACTTCGACAAAATAAATTACGCCTTGTCTAAAATCAATGGAGCAACCCAGTTGCGGACTGACTGGTATTGGTCTAGCACCCAGCGCTCGGCGACCCTCGCTTGGTTCTTGTATCTGAACGATGGCTCCGTGGTCAACTACTATAAGTTCGGTCAGCTCAGGGTTCGTCCTGTTTCAGCATTTTTATATTAGTTAGTAGTTAGTTCTTTTTACTCCCACGCCTTTAAGGGCGTGGGAAAGTAAGTTATGACCAAGAAAGGTATTCAATAATGACGGCAAAGATTGCAAGTAAGACAAGGGTTTACAGAGATATGAAGAAGTTCCTGAATGAGGTTATTTACATCATCAAAGACTTCCCAAAGGAGCAGCGATATGTTGTTGGAGACAGAATCGAGCGCACGGCTATTGATTCTCTTCACATTATCGCAAGGGTCTATATGGGTAAGGATTTGAAGATGAGAATTACTGATATGGTTGAGTTGCAATCAAACTTGGAATTACTGAATACCTTGATTGAGATAGCAGGAGAACATCAGTGGATAAAAGGCAGAGATAAGTTAGCAAACTTACTTCTGTTGATGGATAGTATAGGACGACAGAGCACAGCGTGGAAGGGTTCACTTACCGAAGCCTTGAAAAGGTCAGAAAGTGAACGTAGTCAGTGCTAGGGATGTACGCCAAACTAGGAGAACAGTCTTCCGAATAAATGGGCTACTACCATCATATATGGTAAAGAACAAGATAATGTAGTGACAACCCAGAACTCGGCGACCAACGCTTGGAACTTGAATCTGAACGATGGCAACGTGAACAACAACTATAAGTTCAATCAGAACAGGGTTCGTCCTGTTTCAGCACTAATGAAGAAGACGTATTCAGGATAAATAGTAAATGATAGATTTTGAAACGATATTAGAAGCATATTTAGACTGCCGTAAAAGAAAGCGGAGCACAGTCGGAGCTACGGAGTTCGAGCTTGATTATGTTCACAATCTTGTGGAACTTATGAATGAAGTTAACTCACGTCAGTATAAAATCGGAAAATCTATCTGCTTTGTCGTCCGCTATCCTCGCTACAGAGAGGTGTTTGCGGGTGAGTTCAGAGATAGAATCATTCATCATTATATTGCGTTAAGATTAGAGCCACTGTTTGAACAGATATTCTGCGACAGAACCTACAACTGCCGCAAAGGGAAAGGTCAGTTAGCTGGCGTTACTCAACTTGCTGAAGATATTCGTGAGGAGAGTGAGAATTACACCAAGGATGCCTATGTAATGAAGGTTGATTTGAAGGGTTTCTTTATGAGCATTCCTAAGCACATTCTTGCAAAGATGGTAGATGATTTTGTAGTTGAGCACTATAAAGGAGACGACAAGGAAGACCTAAGATGGCTTTGCAATCTTGTCATTATGCACAGACCAGAACTAAACTGTGAGCGAAGGAGTCCGCTTTGGATGTGGAACTTTATCCCAAAGGAGAAGTCACTGTTTACCAACGGAGAAGACAGAGGAATTGCTATCGGCAATCTCTTTGCCCAGCTGTTTGCGAACTTCCTGCTGAATGTGATAGATTGGAAAGTAGATGCCGTATGCGTAAGGCATAATAGGTATGTGGACGATATATCATTCGTAAGCAAGGACAAAGAGAAGCTGCTATCGGTTATCCCTATGCTCAGAACAGAACTCGGAAAGCTGGGTCTAAGGCTCAACGAAAAGAAATTCTATCTACAGCATTATTCCAAAGGTGTTCAGTTTACGGGTGCGGTCATTAAGCCTGGTAGAGTATATGTTGCCAACCACACCATCAACAGCTTTGCTTCCGCCGTGGAAAGATTAGGCAGGGCTGCTGAAATGGGGATGATTGATGATATAAAGAAGGAGATTGTCTCCGTCAATTCCTATCTCGGCATTATGTCACACTATAATGAATACGCTACAAAACGCAGGATAATGGCGAAGTTACCGCAGAAATTCTATGAGTACTGCTATATAGAAGGCCATTTTGATGTAGTAAAGCTTAAATACAAATACACGGAAAAGGCGATTTTTATGAACATCGCCAAGAACATAATCAATAAGAGAGATGAAGAAGATATTAAAGGAAATGCCGACCGAGGAGGAGATTGATGCAATTCTCGATGGAGGGTACGAGATTGAGATTTGGACGGAAGGAGGAGCTGTATTTGCTGACGTGCTGAAGGAACAATAGGACTTTTCAATAAGGATTGTAATGATGCGGTACACAGAATAATAGAGTTAGAAGAGATATAGATTCAGTAAAATTCGTTTAAAAACAAAAGTATGAAGATAGTAAAGAACAGAATTATTCCCCTAGAGGTTTCAGTTACGTGAACCTCTTCGGGGTTCTCTTCACACGAAGAGACAAAAAGATTAGTGATGTATCGCTCAATCACGAACAGATACATACCGAGCAGATGAAGGAAATGCTTTACGTTTTCTTTTATATTTGGTATCTCATCGAATGGTTTATCAGGCTTATCATGCTTAGAGATAGCCATAAGGCTTATCGGGCAATATCTTTTGAGAGGGAGGTTTATGCCAATCAGGAGGACCTCACGTATCTTGAGAGCAGGAAGCGTTACCATTGGTTTTCATATATATTCTAAAAGATAAGGCGGTTTGCCACATGGTGACCGCCTTATTTTCTGTTACTTAAACGATAAAATGATAACAAAACTTTCAGATTGTTACTTTTTATAAAGTTTAACACAAAAATATTCTCATTTCCGCTGGTTTTGTGCAAAAGAGTGTAACTTTGCAACATCATTTAATTTAAATCAATGAATTATGAACAATTAGCTATAGACAAAAGGAGGTTTATTAATATGACACTAGAACAAGAAGCCGAAGTCCAACGGTTGATAAAGGACATTGATGTGACGGAGCTGATGGATATGCTTAAGAAGCATGGTAATCGGTATAGCAGGAGAATATTAAAGTTCTTCCGCTGGTTCTGCAAGTATGTGCCTATCATTATTATGTTCTTCCACGCATACGGCATTTGGGAGTTCTCTCAGCATCCACGTGAGATGTTTATCCCATATAATGAAAATATGCCTTGCTATATCTTTATTTATTTCATGGTTTACGTCCTGCCGATGGTGACGATACTGGCAAGTAGATTTTTCTTCTTGTGCCAGTGGTATCGCATTCCATTTATGTACTACTTAGGCATCAATGCGGCTCATATTGTAGAGTGGAGTTGGTACACAACTAAAGATATGGTGGATTCCTGCTTTACTGTCATGGTCGTGACAACTATATTCTATTTGTATAGCTTTGCTAGAATGTTTGTTAATGATACGAAACTAGGACGTAAAATTTGTGCATAAGATATGGGAAAGATATTGAATTATAAGATACTCGGCACGGCTTTAAAGTCGCTCAGTGATGCTTGTTTCAAGGCAGACGAGCAACAGAGAAATGGTGAGAAGGTCACCGCTTGCGGAATGAGCGATGATGACCTGGATAGATTGTGTGACATCATCCCAGATATGCTCAATCCTATGTTGAGTACAGAGGAAGTCAAGGAGAAACTTCACGTTTCTGATGCTACACTCAATCGTATGGTTGCTAGAGGTGACATTCCAAATGGCGTTTGCAAAAAGCGAGGACATACCCGATATTTTAAGAAGTGGGATATACTACACTATATAAAAAGCAAGAGAAAATCATAACGTATAAGCCCTATCGCATCACGGATAAGCGAGCATATATGAGTATGGATTATATGTTTTGTACTTTGATTATAGTAGCGATAATGGTAATCATCAACAGCACGTTTATTGCTTACCTGTACCTTTCCTATAAGTATAAAACGATAGATAAGTTCTTCATGGCTTGGGTGACATCATCAACTATGATATTGATAATGTGGTTCGTGGAAGGATTGTACCTGTATCTAACAAATTAATGATGAAAAATTTGGTGGTTTCGGAATTATTGTCTATATTTGCAGTGCTTTTTAGAGCAGCACTTTTAAGAGCATCGCATTTCCGAGCAGGAATGTAATATTCCCCTATACTACGCCAATAGTATAGGGGATTTTTGTTTCTACTTCTATCCTAATAGTTGAACATGTAAGTGTTCCTTACAAGTTGAGTAAGAGAGGTAAGTGATTACCTCTCTTTTTTATATGTTAGAATAAAGTTTTGCACTTTTTCGTAAAATCTATTTGATGATTAAATATTTTGTTGTATATTTGCAGCGTTATTGTTTAATCATCAAATAGTTATAGTATGGCAGATAGAATTAAAGATATTGTTGTAGGCGTAGTTCTTGCACTCCTCGCCTATCTTAAACCGATTGAAGGCGAGTTGTCTTCGCTTATGATCGTCTTCACCCTCAACTTTATTTTCGGTTATCTTAGTGGCATGATTGCAAAAGGAGAGAACTTCGAGTTGAAGAAAGCAGTTGTGTGCATCGGTCACGCTACCGTGTTCTTCGTTCTTTGCGCAGCAGTATATGCAATCGGGCGATTCAAAGGACAG